TGCCGAGACCAAGGAGGAAGTTGAGAATTAAATTTTAATATAAACATACTCATGAAAGTCCGTCTGTCCAAACGCGTCACGGAAAAAATGAATCGTTCAGAGCGTCAGAAACTCGATGACCTCCGCGAAAAGGTCAAGATGGCCTACTTTTACAGACGCAGCAAACTGGCTGTGGTGCACAAGGCGTGGCAAGATGCCGTGAACGCTTTTGAGAAGGAACGCGCGTACAGGGAACGGGCGCGCTTAGCTGAAAATAGATATCGTGTCGTCTCCAAGCGCTTCGGCGCCGCCGTGCAAGATTTGGAAAAATATCTGAAAGAACTTCGTAAAAAATATGTGTAATTACATTATAGATGTTTAGTATCGTGTTAAACATCATCACTATCGCCATCGTCGCGTATTTCATCGTCGTGTACCAACCCCTCTTAGATGAGAAAGCGAAAAAGGAGGACAAAGCCACAGCGTCGCAGGTTCTCAGGGAAAACCTAAAAGATCCGCTGTTCGTGTCGCGCGCATATTTCACCGAACCTAAGAGTGGTAGTATTGGTGGTTTCGTTGGATACCAAAAAGAAGAAGATGAACTTACATCGCTCTAAGAATTACAGGTTGCATCGTTTTACCCATGAAAAACCCTACAATGAACGCGATGAACATCACGATGTATGTATTTTTGTCCAAGTTGGAAAAATCCAATTTATTCGAATCCATTGAGGGTGGTGGAGGTGGATACATGTGCATCATCGGATGCATCATGGGCATTTGTTGTTGTTGCTGTTGGTGATAGTACGCGTCTTCATCACGCCCGACGCTTTCATCATCCTTTACGTTAATGTCTGGGGAGTAATGAATTGGGTTACCGATATCAGTTTCCATTATTATTAAAAACGCTTGATTTTTTTAAGCACTTTCACTCTCACTATCACTCTGTTCTTCTGAATCAGAGACGACGAAATCCTTGAGACTTCCAACCTCGGTCTCGTCGTCTTCCTCGAACTCTCCCTCATCGTCGTCGTCGTCATCCGAACACCCCTCATCTTCCGTCAAGATGTCGCTACTCGCCGAATAGTCGCTGTCGTATTCATCTTCGCTGTAATCATCCTCTAAATGGACGAGTTCAGGAACATAGACAGCCGTGGGCTTTTTGATGGTTCGTCCGTATCTGGTCGTCATTATCTGTGAATTAAACGAGCGTATTGTTTAAGTATCTTGGCGTCCAATTTATTCCATTTTTTAAAGCACTATCTAAAATACTTCTCTCAACGGCGAGAGCCATTCGTACGGCTATTTCGTGAATTTCTTCTTGTACGTCGTAATGATTGTGCGTTCCTAGGTTTTCGAAATGGTCCAACGCCCTGTACAGGTGCGTCGCGGCCTGTCGCGGCTTCTCGCGTATAAATTCTTCCGCCAAAGTCATTTCTTCACCGAATAGTTTAAACTCATCTGGATTTATTCCAGAATACTTTAATGCATCCTTCTTTATGTCTTCTTCTTCCTGTGACCACGACACAGGGGCACCACTCAGGATGTATGCCATGTATCCGATAACACCGACTAGAACTATCGCCATCTACTTTACTTTGTTATTTTTTTAAACATGGATGGAAGCAATTTAAAGGATTTTTTATCCTTGCATGGACACCCCAAACTTATGTATCCCTTTTTGTCCACCACGAAGCACATCTGTCCGTGCGCTTTTCCAAACATTTCACAAAAGTTGTTATTGGTGAAAATTTTATTTTTCTGTACACGGATGACTTTTGTTTCCTCGTGTCCCTTGAAATAACGTCGTATGAATTGTTCGAATTCCTCTGTGGAAATAATTTCATCGGAAGTCGGTGGTGGTGTCATCGAGTGACACGGCTGACAGACGACACCATCTGGGTAAATCATTTTTACCAGTTTTGGTGTGAGAATGTATCGTTTGCCCACGAAATCTCGACAGAATCCATCGCGTCTTTCTCTGATTGTTTCACATCGACAGAAACATTTTTGTGTGATTATGTTTCCATTGATGTAAAACCAAATGTGATTTGAACCATGCTCTCTCCCCAAGTTTTCACAATACCGAGATGTCGTTGACACGAGATAGGTATTTTTATATTTAAAAACTTTTGTGACCTTTGCAGTTCCCTGACCCTCCATGTTTTTTTGTATAAAAATTTCCAAATGTGCCTGCGTTTCAATATCATTCAATTCATCTTTTGTTTGAATCTTTGTGAATGTCCCCTCTTTGATGGCTTTCGTGGGTGGTTCGACTTTCACCGATTCCTGGACGTCCGTGCGAATCGTCGCCATGTAGAGGAGCTCATTCGTCGGTTCTGGGCTCGTCGGTGATATTTTTTTACTTTCGTCGTAAATAAACACCGGAAGATACATGCCTTGGGTGATTTTTCCAGAGTTGTCGCAGTGCGCGCACCCTTTCCCAACGCACTCTAAACACTTCGCCTTCTTGTGTGACCACGGGAGACGAAATCCACTCCCCCGCGAACCGCGCTCTAAATCTCCGTACACGGAACAATCTATGACTTCGTTCCAATCCACACCACCCTTTGCCGTGTACAACACCACTAATATGTGTTCCCTGAGCGCGATGGCCGTCTCCTGATTCACGGGGAAATCGGGCCAATTCATGTGCACACCCGTTTTGTACCTCTCGCTGTCAACCTTTTTAGGTTCCGCGACGGACACGAGACATCGTTTCCCCCCATAACGACGCACTTTATCACATATGATTTTACAAATATCCTGAATCTCCTCTACCGAGAGTGGTTCAGTGTCTTTGTAATCGATATCACAAAAGAAGTTGTACGTGGACGTTTTCTGTTCGACGACGTATACTTTCTCTCCGCGAAGACACGCCGCGATGTACGCGTCGTTGAATGACGACAATTTGTCGCTTGGCACGCTGAGACATCCCCCATCCATCAGCACATGCGACAAATTTCGTGAATTCATAAACCCTTCCCTGGTGCACCATTGACGGAACATTCTAGTTACAATCAAAGCGTGTTTCATCTCTAAACCAGTGGAGACAGCTCATGTCCGAATTATTTTCACTCTCCGCGAGTTCTTTTTTAATGGTGAGGAGTTCGTACACCGTTTTATCTTTAATTTTTTCTACTTCCATCTCGGCCTGGTACGGGTAATAGCCCCTCTTGTTTACGTAAAGTTCTTGGATTTGCATTAAAATGTATGATTTAGATTTCATATCTACTTTATTGAAAACTTTTTTCTATGCAAAGAAGTCATGCAGCTGTAGAATTCCGGATTTTTAATAATATTTTGTTCGATGAGTGACCAATTTTTCTTTGCGTTGAATTCACTCAACGTGTCGAAGGTCATGTAATCATTTTCATCATATGTTTTTTTGTATGGTTGTTTATTTATTTTTTTTAAATTTGTTTTTTGTTTTTCATCATAAAATTTTTTCACGAGTTGTTGTTGTTCGTTTTTCGTCCAGCTCACAAAAAAGACGAACACGTGATACACGAGTTCGACGTGTGGACTTTCTTTAACTGAAAAAACATAGTCAGTGTATTCACCTGATTTTAATGACACCGTCCCCCGTGTCTCCTCCTCGAGTTCCCTGAGAGCACAACGGAGGGGGTTAAATATTTCTTTACGTCTACACCCACCCGTGACGAAAATCCAATCTTTAAATCTCCTGTCTCTCACCGTGAGAAATTTCGGTTTCTCATCCACGAATGATACTGGTATGGCGATGGCCTTGTACTTTTTCATTGTTGCGCATTTGCAATCCTACTATTAGTAAATTTAATTATCTTCCACCTTTTCTTCGGCGATTTCTTCGACGATTTCCTCCTTCTCTTCAGGTTGCTTCACGGGCGCCATCGGCTGCGGCATCGCCTGGACGCGCACCGGCGTGGGTTGCATGCGTTTCATGACATTCATAGAAAAACCTTTAAGTCCTTCGACATCTTCCTTCGCAGTCTTGAGTTCTCTGAACATCACGATAAGACCGACGACACAGATGATGACGGCGACGAGTGTTAATGTTTGTCTATCAATGGGAATCATTGTATATGACTAATAAAAGTGTCTAATTTTTAAGTTCCCCAAATTGTAATTTTTGAAAATAAACCTGCTGACTTTCTCTGTCAGTGGGTCGCGCTGGGGATTCTACGATTTTCTCTAATGTGCGACTTTTGGGGTCATACGAGAGCACGAAAACGATAGCAACGAGCATGATAGTATTCCAAAACATAGTCTACTATTAATTAGTTAGAATAAAGTAGGCCACCCATGCCGTTTTCGAGCTTCAAGATGTTGTAGTTCACGGCGTAGATGGTGTCGTCGGACTTCTTGACGTCGTTGACGATTCGCGCCGAATCGATACGGCTGAAGTTCAAGCTGCCAGTCGGTTGCGACTTGCACACGTCCAGGCAGAACGGGTACAGGAAGAGACCCTTGTTGGTGTCGTTATCAGAGAACGACGTGTGGTAGTACGAGGTGACCGCGCCAAAGTTCGGGTGCGCAAACTTGAAGTCCGCGACGTCCGTGCCGTTGATTTGGAGCTTCAACTTGTTCGTGGCGTGCATGATGTTGAGGTCCGTCGCCTTCGCCGCGACCAAACACTTGACCGGGTGGTTGAAGTTCAACTCTTGCACCTTGGCCTTGGAAGCCAAAGCCTTCTGGACTTGGTGAATGATGATTTCTTGCGGCTTAGACGCGAAGAACTCGCGCTCCTGGGTGTCGACGTACAAAAAGTTGCTGTAGCACTCCCACTTGTAGTTCGCCGCGTTCGCACCCCACGTGATGCGCAACTCGACGTCGTGGTACGCCAAGGACACCAACGGAAGGGCGTTTTGCCAGGATTCGCAGAAGAAGAAACGGAGCGGGTAGAAACCAGCCGCGTTCGCACCCTCGTAGATACCGCCGAGACGGGACTTGGAGAGGTTTTGGGCGAGCACCTTCGGGGCGACGAAGGACGTGAACAGGGAGTCCTGGGTGTCGATGATTTGCCCACCGATCAGAAGTTGAACTTCGTCGATGACGCCGGTCCAGTCCGTGATGGTACTATCGACTTCCGTGCCGTCCAACTTGACAGGCATCAAATACATGTACGAAAGGAGATCCCCCTTTCTTTCCACGCGGACGGAAGACATGCCGCGGTTGCTGACATTCCCCTGGATAACTTGACGTTCCACGGATTGGGAAAAATTCGTGTGTCGCTTGTACGTGCTGCGGAAGAAACTAATTTCGGGAGAACCAACGAGATGGACATCTTGCTGGCCGATGGCCACGAGTTGGGCGATTCCACCAGACATCTTTTATAGTATTACATGAGAATTAATTTTTTAAGCTAGGACTTGTGATTTACAAGTCCTCGCGGACTTGGGACTTTAGCCACAATGATACGTGCACCCAACAAAAGCAGCCCTGTAAACTTCGTTGTGCCTGGTCGTGATGTTACCATCGGCGTCGAGGTATCTGATGCGGTACGCGGGCTCGGTCTCACCCGTGGGCACGTCTTCCCATTGGAGCTGTCCGTGCTCGTCGAGGACGTTCACCCATTCTGAAATTTCTTCCTCTATATACTCCTCAGCGTTTGTTGGTCTTTTTTTCGAGTAATTATCAGTTCTTTGATATATGGTCCGCACTCGTTCCGTAGCACCCAACGTCGTCGAATCGACCTCCTTCGTCATGATATCGTAGTATCTGTGGACGTAAGTGTTCTGTTCATCCGCGTCGAGATTCGCCCACACCTCTGGAGAAATCTCAATTTTTTGCGTGTATGCATACACGTTGGACGGGGAGAATGTGTATCGCATCTGTTCATCGAATGGGAGACTCTCGTAGACCTCGGCGCTCACGGTGTTCACTTGGGTTTTCACATATAATTCCAAGTCGTGGTCTGGGATGGTGTAGGCGTTCGATTGTTCGTCCAACTGGCCGAAGACTTCTACATTTTCATCCACCGTGTAGTAAATTTCCTCAGTTGTGCGTTGTTGTTTTGGCTCGAGATTGGACCACTTTTCAAAACTTACCGTCACCAGTTGGTACCAGTACGAGACGTTCGCCTTCTCTTTGACGATGCGCTGCACGGGGATGTCCGGTGGGTTGAAATCGCAGTCCATCGTGATTTTGGCGACAGTGTAGTTGTGTAAAATGTCGTCGTCCTGGCGCATCCCATAGCCCGCCACGTTGGATGTGGTGATGTAATCGCCCGACTCGAGAGGACCGTTAGTGTTTACGACCCAAATGGCGCCTTCGCCCACGGAGTTGATGTACACGCGGGTATCACCTTCCTCTTTTTCTGATACTGTCACAAAACTGCCGAATGCGTCCTCGCGAGTTTCTGGATCTTCCGAACAAGACACGACACCAAAACAAGCCTTGTCTTTGGGTTTGGACGAGACGGACACCACAGGAAGCGATTCATTTATTGTGACGGCGTTTGAACCTTTTTCAATCGCGTGAAACATTTTGATGTATTGATTGCGGTTCGCACTCACGATGAGACCTTCCAAAACGTTGGCTTGTGAGTGTGGCACATCATGAATGAAACATCTGTGTTGACCAGTAAAGTTTAGTTGCTGGTTTGTTGTTGTTCCTGATACCAAGTAACCCTTAGTTGTGTCTCCAAGACCATAATCATCGCGTCCAGCAAGGTAATTGAAATACAACCTTCCGGCACTACCACCATGCCATCCTATTCTGTTATAATTATTACCAGCGGTGTTTTCATCGTGAACGACACCGAAGATAACGGTTTGGTTTTGGCCCGAGTCACCACCATGAACAACGAGTCCTGGAAAATATGTACCATTATCCGTACCTCCATCTTCTATCTCAATCTTGGTATGCCTGCTAGACACGACGTGCAAAGTTTCTACTGGATTCGTCGTCCCAATCCCGACGTTGCCGTCATGTGTAATTCTCATATGTTCTGTCGCTTGGGTGCTCCCGGTTCCATTTGTCCTTGCACCAAAGACTAAATCACCATACGTGCTACTCGAGTTATTTTCTTCATGATAACCGATATATGCAGGTGGAACATTAGTCGTAGATATATTGTACCCAAATCCTATACGCCACTCCTTACCCACGCCATTTTCATTCTGTCCCAGTAAAAAGTAATAGTCGTCCGCTGTTATTGTACCACTTGGCGCATCACTGCGCTTTATATGTAAAGTTGCTGATGGGTTCGTCACCCCCACCCCGACGTTCCCCCCGAACAACGCCGACCCCCTTACATCCAACTGCGCCCTCGGCACGGTCCCACCCAAGCACACCGCCGTATCGGTCACGTTGAGGGACTTCCCGGTGCGTCCGAGGGCGTACTCGGCGGCGACCTCCTCCGCGGTGAGGGCGACA